TTTATACAAACCAGTCTATTATAGTTAAGAATCCTACTGTAACTATGGTTGTTACAATCATAACACCCAATACTAATCCTGCTGTTCTAATCGCCTTCAGGTACTCTATCTGATTTTCTACGCTTGTTATCTTTTTGCTCATTTTCTCTCATTTCCAATACGGTGTTAAGTTTTGACCTTAATCGTATTAAGTCATTATCTAGCATTCTAATACGGTCTATTAGTGCTATTGTGGTCATTTGTGCCTTGTCTAATTTTTCAATTATTTGACCAGTCACATAATTGTATATGAAATATATAAACCAACCCATAGCGATTGCCGCAACTGTGGCAAACCCATATTGATTTAACATTTCAATAATAGGTGATGTAACTTCTACTTCAACCATTAATCCTTTCTTGCGTCTTCTTTACCATCTGACCTTGATACTCTATCTAAATCTGGTCGCAAGTTTAAGGCACTTGAAATCAATATATCTAATTTTATCATATCATGGTTCATAGTTTTAATTCTATTATCCAACGCTGATATCAACATTGTAATTGTACCAACTTGTCCTACAACACCTGCAAGAATATATTTCAAAATGATGTAAATAAAAACACCCATTACAGCAGCAGCCGCAACAGGTAATCCAAATTGTACTAATATGTCTAGAAACAAATCCATGTTCTATTTATAAGGGTGGCGCCTAACCATGGGCGCCGCGTGTGGATTAAGGCACAACCCTTACTGTTAGTGAACAGGAGAGAGATTAGTCGTTGACTAATTTGCTAAAGTAATTCATAGTATCGTCCTCATCATCACTAGGGGAGGTTTCAGATTGAGGTGGTTCACTTACTTTAGGCTCACTAACTTCCACGTCAGCAGCACTTACAGGTGGGATATCTATTTCATCTGCTGTTGTGGTTTTTCCTGTACCATAAACAACTTTTTCAAACTTGGCTTTCAAGTCGTCATAAGATTTGAAGTTTGTAGTAGCAGAAAACTCTTTTAGTGGTAATTGTTTTTTCCACAATTCTTCTATTTGTTCGTCACTATCTTTTACTTTAGATGGACCTTCAAATTCAGATTTGTCATAGTTCCAATAACCATCTACTTTTCTAATTTTTAACTTGAAGTTAGCACCTTCCCAAAAATCAAATGGGTTAATTGCTTTCTCATCAGCAAATTCAGGTTTCATTGCTTCAGTAATCTTATCAAAGATTTTTTTACCAAACTTATATAAGTATACCTTGCCTTCATTCTCTGGATGTGCAGGATCAGAAACTACAAGTATATTAGTAAAATATGATAGTTTTCTTTTTCTTTTTCTAGCAATCTCTTTGTCAGCTTCTGAGCCAGTATTCCATAGTTTAGAATTTTCTTCACTTACTGGATCTTTCTGACCAAGTGTTGTTAGACTATTCTCAATATACCAACCGCCAGGTCCTTGAAAGGCATGAGACCAAACTCTTGCCCAAGGTAATTCTTCTCCTTCTACGGCAGGTAAAAAACGAATTACTGCATAACCATTACCAGTTTTATCTAGTTCTGGTTTCCAGAATCTATCGTCATTTGATGAATTTTGATTTGTTGTTGGGGATGTAACTTTTTCTAGCTCTTTTGTAAGTTTGTCGAAGTTACCACGACTTTGTTTTAAGTTTGCGAATGACATTGTATTCTCCTTGTATTCGTTGTATTTGTATATTGTCTATATTAGCGACATTACTATATATAAAAGTTTTCACTTGTTGCCGTAAAAAAAGTTATCACTCAGCCTTTCGTGGGACTAGTTGGAACGCACCCACAATTTTTCAGGAAGGATCCAACATTCATTTTTGAGATATTGGTCCCTACTAATAACCTACCCCTTGGTGTCTTGAGCCGTTTGGCCACTACCCTCCAAGAAGCAGACTTTATGCCTCCTTAAGCATTGTTCAGTCAGAAAGAAACATGGTTTCGAACCCATGTTCTGCTGCTGAATGATAACTATATTATACCACATTCCAGACTAAAAGTCAAGGGATAATTTGGTATAAAACTCACTTTTTTTCATGTAAGATAGATTAGGTAAACTATCCCATTGAGGCATTCTCTCGGATATCTTATTATTTTCATCCGGATTAACCTTTATAAACTGTATATCTTGATATCTAACCATAACCCTACCCATTTGAATTACCCAATTTTGTGGTGTTATAGCACTTTCATCTGACGATACATAACCATGTGTTTCTTTGTATAGGTTATTTATAAAATCTGTGGTACTGTACATATCCATACCTAGTAAGTAACATGTTTTAGGTTTCTCTACTTTACAACCTATGTACATGGCAGTTGCACCTGATGACCAACCTGGATCATCTGGTCCAGCATTATCTGCTTCCCAACCAATACCGTAATAGTCATTCATTATATCTTTTAGTTGTGTAATATTTTGATCTGCTAAACCATAAGTCCATGTAATATAAACATTTTCAAAACCATCACCTTTCCATCTATCATTAGGTCTGTTTTGATTTACTGTTTGTTGACCATGAATTACAAAATGTGTATAATAGTTTTCTGGTGTATGTTTCCATTCTCTTACTGTTGGATTTTTCATGTTAGAAGTTTGAGCCTCTTTCATCATTTCATATTGATCAGCAGGCACATCTTCCCAGTCTCTAAAATAAACTTTATTATAATCACAATAACCACTACGATATATTTCGTGTGTCATCATTGGATCTACTGCGATTAAACCATCTACAGTATGTTCTCTAAACAAAGCATTACAACCCCAAACTTTACCTTGTGTTTTTAATAAATCAACATCAACATCTTTACGACTTTCACCATTACCTAAAACAAATAAATTTTCTGTCACAACATTTCCCTTAAAATTAATTTCATTCTTTCTTTGTTGTATTTTATGAAAGGTCCATACTTGGTTATCTTTCGTCTCAATGTTGGCCATATTATATCATCCTTTATTTGTTTATTAAAGTCTTTTGTATAATTTAGTAGTTCGTTTAAAATACATAATGTTTCAAGTGACACTCTTTTTGCCAAATATGTTTTTACTAATATTGGATGTTGTCCTCTATTAACTTTAAATATTCTGTTAAAACTTTTCTCACTTTTTCTTAATAACTGTTCTATATCTCTTTTGAAATAGTATGTAAGTCCATCAATTCGTTTTTGTCTTTCAAGGTATACATCATTATTCATATCCTTGATATAAGGTGATTTGTTAGATATGAAATTGCTAACAAAATAATCAATAATATTATCGCCGTATTTTCTTGCAACCTTAACAAAAAAGTATCTATCATTACGTTGTATAAACGTTTCGTATTTAGCATTAATTTCACCATTATATTTAAAGTAATCATATTCATCTTTTGTAAAATGTAACTTAATGCTAAGGTATTTTTTGTACGCTTCATATCCTTCATTCATCAAATTGGTAGTGTTGCTGTTTTTGGTAAAAAGTTTAAATCTTGAGCATTCATTTTTATTTTGTCTTTTAATGTTCTATTGATTAAGTGTGTTATCTGATCTGGTTCAATTTCTTTCTCAGCACAATAATCCAAAACTGCTTCCATATGTGTTATTCTTTTTTTACTTGCTCGTTTTTCTATTTGTAATGCAAATTGTTTTGGTGTCATTGTGTTTCACCTGCAAAGGAATCGTTTACAATATCTAATAATAATTCTGTATCAAACTTCCAGTCCATACCATAACCCATTAAGCATGTTTCACCTGTTTCTGCTATGGTTAAAAACATAGAACCATTATTTAATTCTGGACTATACCAAAATGAAACCCATGCAAAAGGTTCAGTATTAGGATCACCATTTTGTGTTACCTCTGACCATGCAACAGATTTTTGTTTAAATATACTGGTAGCATATGAAAACACCACTGGTCCTGAACCACAAAATATTGGCACTTGTGTTGTTCTCATAACACCATCTGGAAATAAAGGGTGCTCTTTTGAATGTACACTTTTTGCAATGAAACTTAACACCACAATAATGCACCATATGTATATTATTTTTTTAATCATTTTTTTCTCTCTCAATCCATTTGTAAAAATCTTCTACTGCTTGTTTTAATTTAGGTAAGTAGTCAACTTTGTTTTTCTTAAATACTTGTGTTGTACCTTCTTCTGTTACGATTAATATAACTACCTGGGTTACTTCTTCACCAAAGTGTTCTTTAAACATTTCAGCATAAGC